CGATCTTGATAAGTATTTGCAGGGTTCGGGGGATTACTCAATCAAGGCAGCAATTGAATCTGATCTGACTTTGGGCGGTGCCTGTAGCACATTGCGGGTTATATCTGCCGAAGCCGGTACCTATTCGTCAGGGGATATTGAGTTTCTTTCATACCGCTACAACCTCACAGTGTGGGGAGAAGGAGAATAAATGAACATCGAAGAATGGAAAAAAGATAACGAAGCATTCCTGATCAAAATTGGTCAGGTAGAAACATCAACAACAAAGCCAGTACCTACCAAGAAAGACGAGGAATAATCTCATGGCTGTATTTCTTAACAATAATGTCGGCGTGAAAATAAATTCCGTTGACCTTTCAGCGTATGTCACATCAGTAACACTAAACCGCACATTTGATGAACTGGAAGTCACCAGCATGGGCGATAGTGGACACAAGTTTGTAAAAGGTCTTGAAGCTGCAAGCGTAACTATTGACCTGAACAATGACACGGCATCATCAACTGTTCTTCCAACATTGCAAGCAGCATGGGGAACAAATGTTCCAATTGTGCTACTTCAGCAAAAGGGAACCGCAGTATCTGCAACAAATCCTTTGTACACAATGACCTGCCTTGTAAACAACACCACAGATATTAACGGTGCAGTTGGCGATCTCGGAATGATGAGTTTGACATTTAACGTATCAGGCACAGTCGCAGTCACAACAACAGGCACATTCTAAGAAACCAAATAGGGGGAACAAAATGGCAAAGTTAATAGTCACAATGGTGGATAACACAGTTCACCATATTGAGATCACACCAAGACTTGAATACGCCTTTGAATTATATGCAAAAAAGGGTTTTCACAAGGCTTTTAGAGACGATGAAATGCAAACTTCGGTCTATTGGCTTTCTTGGGAAGGTCTTAGGTTAAGTGGAACCACGGTCAAACCTTTTGGCCCCGACTTCCTTGATGAACTCAAGAGTGTCGAGGTTGCTGAGTCTGACCCCCTGTAGGTCTTGGCAGGGATAGCATTCACTATCTCATTGCTCGATTGAGTATTGAGACTGCTATCCCGCCACAATCTTTAATTGATTTAGATTCATCAATGTTAAAGATGTTATTGCAGGCATTGAAAGACCGAGCGAAGGAGCAACACGATGCGAGCAGAGCTAGTAGGCGCAAGTGACCTTCGCAAGGCTTTGCGTAATTTCTCGCCTGATCTTGATAAAGAAGTTCGTGCTGAAATGGTTGAATTCTTAAAGCCAGTTGTAAAAAAGGCTAGGGGATATATGCCGACTAACGACAAGATGCCATCAGGCTTTGTTGAGCATGAAGTCAAGACCGCAACTTTTCCAATGTACGATTCAGGAAAGGCACGTCGAGGAATTGGCTATAAATTAACTCCAACAAAGCCAAACAATCGTGGCTGGTCATCAAATGTTTCAATTCATAATAGAACCCGCGCTGGCGCTATCTATGAAACTGCTGGTCGCAAGTCAGGCATTGTTGGCAAATTCACTCCAAACTTGCCAGGCGAATTTGGGGGTTCCCTCAAAATGAGGGGTCGCGCAATGTTTAGAGCATTTGCCGAGGATGAAGGCAAGGCTAGGGCTGGAGTAATTAAGGCGCTAGAAAAGGCTGCCGCCAAATTTAATGCGAGAGGTATCTGATGGCTGAATTACGCGCCACGATTGTCGGTGAGTTTAAGGGCAACAAAGCATTTAAGGATGCCGGCAAAGCCACTAGCGCACTAGACAAAAGCGTTAAAAAATTAGGTAGCACCCTTGCCGGAGTATTTGGAGCGCAACAACTTCTCAAGTTTGCCAAGAACGCATCAAAAGCATTTATTGAGGATGAGAAGGCTGCAACTCAACTAGCCCAATCGGTAAAGAACTTAGGGCTTGCCTTTGAAACACCACGCATTGAACAATTTATTTCTCAGTTATCTCAAGCATCAGGTGTCACGGACAATCAGCTTAGGCCGAGTATGCAGAAGTTATTGCAGACTACAGGCTCAGTCACTAAGTCCACCGAATTACTTACTCAAGCCTTAGATATTTCACGCGGTTCTGGCGTTGATTTTGAAACCGTAGTCTCAGATTTGAGTATGGCATACGTTGGTCAGACTCGCGGCCTTCGCAAGTATTCACTAGGACTTTCTCAGGCTGAATTAAAGGCAATGAGTTTTGCAGATGTTCAGGAAAAACTCACTAAACAATTTACTGGCGCAAATGCGGCCTACCTTACGACTTATGCTGGCAAGATGGAATTGCTTACCACCGCCGCAGGCGAGGCTCAAGAAACAATTGGCAAAGGCTTAGTTGATAGTCTTTCATTGCTCTCAGGTGAAGGTAACACTATCCAACCTTTGGCCGATTCTATGGCTACTTTTGCTACACAAACTGCCGATGCAATTTATGGCATTGCAGTGTTAATTGATAAGATTAAACAGATTCCAGGGCTTGACTTCTTAACTCGAAATCAAGGAACAATTTTAAGAGCTTTACCTAATACTGGAATTTTCATTCGTCTTTTTGAGGCACTTTCTAAATTAGGTGCAGGTGCAACGCCAGGAATGGGTGGCTATCCATCCTCTGCACTAGGTCCAGGATATATTGACCCTAATGATGCAGCTCGTAAAGCGGCAGAAGCAGCAGCAACCAAGCGTGCCAAGGAATTAGCAAGAGCGCAGGCGAAAAGTCTTGCAGATGCTAAGAAAAAGGCTGCTTTAGAAAAAGCCTCTGAAAAGATGAAACAATTATCTAAGATTTTTGATCTTGATTACATTCAAAATTTTGCAGCATTACAAGGTAAAATTACAGAAGAAGAAAGAACCCGTCTTAGACTTCAACTTGCTATTTTGGATGAAAACGTTAGTGCGGCTGAGTTCTTAGCAAAAAAACTTGGCGAGGCTCAAGGCCAAACATCTATGTTGGCTACATTCCTACAAAATATGCCAGATGCAAAAAATCCTTTTGCCAAGTGGGGCGATTATCTTGCAGCTTTAGAACTTGAGGCAAAACGCATTGCTGCTTTAAGTTTTACAAATGATCGTGGCGGTACTGGCGCAGGTGCAGGAGCAGGAGCAGGCGCAGGTGCAGGAGCAGGTGCAGGTGCAGGCGCAGGAGCAGGTGCTGGCGCTGATGCAGGTGCGGGTGCAGGTGCGGGTGCAGGTGCGGGTGGTGGTGCCACTGTTGTTACCCCTAAAACTTACATAGATTATCTTGGTCTAGGCGAATATAGCATTGCAGCCTCTGGTCGCGGAGATGTTTATGTCACAGTCAATGGGTCAGTTTTAACAAATCAAGAATTAACTGAGGCTATTCGTCAAGGATTACTCAGTGCATCGCTTTCTGGGTCATCTTCTAATACAGGTCGAATTCAGGGGTCGTTTGCAATATGACCCTGCCTGCAACAATTTCAGTTAGCTTTGATTTTAGCCAAGGCGCAACTTTTGCATTTGCATTTACTATAGGAGATAGCCTTAACGGTATTATTGGCGTATCTCAGTTTGCATCAAGTGAGGTGGCAGAACCTGTTATTGATCTTAGCGATGTAACTCGTCAGATAGTCATTAAGCGTGGACGTAACATTCAGCGTGACACTTATGAGGCTGGCACTTGCACTGTTCGCGTTTTAGACCCTGATTCTAACTTTAACCCTCAGAACGTTCAAAGCCCCTATTTTGGATATTTGGCACCTTTGAGAAAAATCCGAGTAGCGGCTACTACTGCTACAACTCAAGAATTTTTATTTTCGGGTTATGTTCAAGATTATGTTTATACCTATCCAAAAGGACAGGAAACAGGTTATGTAGATATTGTCTGCTCAGATGCTTTTCGTCTATTTAACTTGGCCAATATCTCTACAGTTTCAGGGGCAACTGCTGGCGAAACTACCGGTACGCGTGTCACAAAAATCTTAGATCAAGTATCATTTCCATCCTCAATGCGAATCATTGATACTGGATTAACCACAGTTCAGGCAGACCCTGGCACATCTCGATCATCATTAGATGCTTTGAAAAACGCCGAATTTAGTGAACAAGGGGCGCTATTTATTCGGTCAAACGGCGCGATAGAATTTAAAGATCGAGCAGATGTAGTCGGTTCTCTATCGGTTACACCTATTGAGTTTGATCAGACCACGGGTATCCCATACTCAAATCTAGTTTTTGCCTTTGACGATAAACTCATCATAAATTCATGCGATTTTACGCGTATTGGCGGGGTAACGCAGAGTGCCTTTGATAATGCATCCATTGCTCGATACTTTCCACATGGCATGAATCAGACCAACCTCATAGCTCAGACAGATGCGCAGGTATTAGATGCAGCCAAGATTTACGTTGCTACCCGTAAAGAAACCACTATTCGCATTGATGCCATGACTGTTGATCTATTGGACACAGATGTACCAACCGACACAATGATTGGCCTTGATTACTTTGATAACGTCAAGATCACTAACGTTCAGCCAGACGGCAGTACAATCGTCAAAACCTTGCAGGTACAGGGCTTGGCTTGGGATATCACCCCTAATTCAATGAAATGCACAGTAACAACACTTGAACCTATCGTTGAAGGTATGATTATCGGGTCATCAACCTATGGCGTAATTGGTCAATCAATAATGGGATACTAGGAGAAAACAATGGCAACAGGCTTTCCGGCAGTAACAGGCGATATTTTTACGGCGGCTGACTATAACGGCTTAGTGACTTTTGAAATCAAAGCAGATCAAACCAATGATTACACAATAACACTTGCTGACTCATATCAGGTTCTTGTGCCAATGAACAAAGCCACGGCAGTAGCCTTAAAGATTCCTACTAATGCTACGGCAGCCATCCCTGTTGGATCAGTTATCACTATTCTTAACAAAGGTGTAGGACTCTGCACAATCTCAGCCGTTACATCAGGCACAACTACAATTCTTTCAGCAGGCGCGACACTTGCTCAGCCTACACTTGCGCAGTATCGCAGTGCGGTCTGTATTAAGACTGGCACAGATACTTGGTATGTAATAGGAGCAATTGGGTAATGCTTAACAACATTGCAGGAGTGATTGCAAGTAGCAAACCACTGTTAGTTTATATTGCCGTTGCTCACGAATCATCTCCATACATCACTACTTATCCTTGGTCATCAGGATTCGGTACAAAGTATGCTAATCCTGCATCTTTGTTAACATTTACTGCATACGGAGTCACATTCAAACCACAAGGCGATGCAGTTGCCGTTGCTCACGTTTTATCCCCATATGTTACCGCTTACCCTTGGTCATCATCAGGTTTTGGTGCAAAATATGCCGACCCTGCAACTGTTCCAGGTGCCGTTGGATACGGAGTTGCATTCAAACCACAAGGCGATGCAATTGCGGTTGCTAGTAGTGGGTCTCCATACATCACCGCTTACCCTTGGTCATCAGGATTTGGTACAAAGTATGCTAATCCTGCAACCCTTCCAACAGGCTCAGCATACGGGGTTAGATTCAAACCTCAAGGGGATGCAATTGCCGTTTCTCACGACACATCACCTAGAATTACTGCTTACCCTTGGTCATCAGGTTTTGGTACAAAATATGCCGACCCTGCAACTGTTCCAACCGGCACGGGAAATGGTGTTGATTTCTCACCAGCAGGTGATGCAATTGCGGTTAGCCATAGCTCATCTCCATACATCACCGCTTACCCTTGGTCATCAGGATTTGGTACAAAGTATGCTAATCCTGCAACCTTACCATCACTTTCTGGATACGGAGTTAAATTCAAACCTCAAGGTGATGCAATTGCGGTTGCTCACGTTTCATCTCCATACATTACTACTTACCCTTGGTCATCAGGTTTTGGTACAAAATATGCCGACCCTGCAACTTTGCCGACAGGCACGGGAAATAGCGTTGATTTCTCACCATCAGGGGATGCAATTGCGGTTGCTCACGACTCGTCACCTTACATCACGGCTTACCCTTGGTCATCAGGTTTTGGAACAAAGTATGCTAATCCTGCAACCTTACCTACGGGAAATGCCAAAGGCGTTGCATTCATCTAATCAAACAAAGGAGCAATACAAATGACAGAAGAAACACAAATTACACCATTGCAAGCGCGCATTGAAGAAGTAGAGCAATACCAAAAAAACATTGATTTGTACAAAGATATTCTAAAAACACTTCCAAAGGAATGGCCTGCAAGATTGCTTGAGCATAGAGGTTCAAAAAATCAACACGAAGTAATTGCTAATGTTCCTACCGAAGATGTGGAATTGCTTGCTCAACTTTGGTATGCAGATGAATG